GATATATTTATTAAAAGAAGTTTAAATGTTCTGAACAACCAAAACGAAGAAATGTTGATTGGATACCTGACTGACCTGGACTTCACTGTCGGTCAGGTCGAGCAGGCGGTTGACGACCTGCTGGCAGCGGCCAGGCGCGAGGGTGTCGAGCCCCCCAAACGACTGGAGTGGTGGATCAATGCAGTGATCGAGCACCAATCCGATGCCACGGCAAGGCACCTGGAAGGCTCAGGAAGCCCTGCAAAACCATGAGCTGGTACGCAGGTAGCATCCCATCCAGTCAGCGCGTTGTAGGCCGTTTAAATCGGTCTGTTCAAATCGCAGACGAACGTATGGGTTTTGTACACGCCCAGCGGATCGAGGGTGTCTGGCTCCCAGGCAGCTGGGTCTCGCTATATGCGCCAGCGTGTGCGCCTGCGATCCGCGCCCGACGACGCGCCCGGAACGCGACCCCTTGCCCCCCACCCCTCACCACGGTCGCCGGGGGCCACCCCAAAATTTTCCTCACTTTTTCCCCGCAAGAGAATTTCTCTCACTTTTCCAACCTGTATGACAATCAACCAAAAGGAGCATTTGTAAATGGCTACTAACTTTGAGATCAGACCCAACAGTGGTTCACTTTTTAAAAACAAGGACATGAGGCCCGACAAGAAAGACCCCAACCTGAGTGGCAAGATCATGCTGCCTGACGGGACGCTGCACTGGTTCAAGGGCTGGACGAAGACGACCCAGGCTGGCGAGAAGTGGATCTCTTGTCAGATTGGCGACAGATGCCAACAGCAGCCTGTGGCGAGCTCGGTGCCGCCTTTGGGGTCTGCTGCGCCTGACAATGATGACGATATACCGTTCTGATGGCCAGGATTAAGCAAAGCCCTGTGGTGCCGCCCCTGACCAACTGGGGTGGGGTGAGGTCGGTGCAGCGCCGACTGGAGCGCAGCTCGACCCTGCTGGCCAACAAGGAGGCGGTGGCTTATGCGCTGCTGTCCATGGCCAACACCAAGCTGACAGACATCATGTCCTGGGATGACCAGGGTAATGTCAAGGTGAAGGCAAGCCATGAGATCCCCGAGCATGCGCTGCACGCGATCAAGAACATCCGGGTTCAGACCAGGAAGGACAAGGATGGCGACACATACAGCACGCTGGAGATCGAGCTGTATGACAAGGTTGGGGTGCTGCGGTTGCTGGCCAAGGCTTCTGGTTTGCTGGACAACCCTGACAACGAGGACAGGCCATCTGTGCTGGGCATCAATGTGATGGCACCGGATGTAACTGACGTGGAGCCAGATGGCATTGAAGGTGAGCGCAGATGATGTACCGCTGCTCTAAGTGTGGGCAACAGCTCAGTCGAGATGTGAACAAGGCCTGGATCAAAAGCTATTGCGGCAAGACTGATCAATTCAGCCGCTTGATTAGGATAAAGCATGGTTGACCAACAAGACATCATTGAGATGCGCATGGAGCAGCTCTATTTGAACCAGCAGCGTGCCAGGCTGATGGCCAACCCTGACTGCAGGGATCCTGATCATCCGGGCTGTGAGAAGTGTGAGGCCGATGATGACGGGCTGGCGCAAGAAACAAATTAAGGATCGATATGAGCAGAACCAAAGAGACATCAGGCAAGGAGGTGCCCATCACCGGGCTGAACCTGGACTTCAGCAAGTCGCCTGTGATCTACGACTTCATCCAGAGCAAGGCTTTTGTGCAGGGCGTGATGGGGCCGGTGGGGTCGGGCAAGTCTTATGGCTGCGCGGCCAAGATCATGCTCAAAGCTGTCCAACAAAAGCCAAGCCCGATTGATGGCATCAAGTACTCGCGCTGGGCGATTGTCAGGAACAGCTACCCCATGCTGAAGACCACCACCATTAAGACGTGGCTGGATCTCTTTCCTGAGAACACCTTTGGCCCCATGCTGTGGACACCCCCCATCACCCACCACATCCGGCTGCCTGCCCGTGGGGATGCCGCGGGGATCGACTGCGAGGTCATCTTCTTGGCCCTTGACCAGCCCAAGGATGTCAGGAAGCTGTTGTCGCTGGAGCTCACGGGTGCCTGGGTCAATGAGGCGCGAGAGCTGCCCAAGGCGGTGATCGACGGGTTGACCCACCGGGTTGGCCGCTACCCCACCAAGCGCGATGGCGGTGCCTCATGGCATGGGATCTGGATGGACACCAACCCCATGGATGACGATCATTGGTGGCACAAGATGGCCGAGAAGGAAAAGATGACCGGCCCCTATGCCTGGAAGTTCTTCAAGCAGCCTGGCGGCGTGGTGCCGGTCGATGTCGAAGACCTGCCCGAGATGCCAGAGGCCCAAGACCACATATACAGCGCTGGCAAGTGGTGGAAGCTCAACCCTCGCGCCGAGAACGTCAACAACCTGCCCGGCGGCTACTACCAGCAGATGCTGCTGGGCAAGAACCTGGACTGGATCCGCTGCTATGCCGGGGGCGAATACACCTATGTGCAAGAAGGCAGGCCCGTCTGGCCAGAATACGAGGACAGCTCGATGTCTGGTGACGTGGAAGTGAGCAAAGATGTGCCCATCCAGGTGGGTTTGGACTTCGGATTGACCCCGGCAGCCACCATTGGCCAGCGTTTGCCCAACGGCAGATGGCAGATCTTGCATGAGATCGTGACCTTTGACATGGGGCTGGAGCGGTTTGGCCAGCAATTGCTTGCCGAGCTCAACTCCAGGTGGCCAAACCACCAGGTGATGATCTGGGGCGACCCGGCAGGCATGGCCAGGGACGCGATCTACGAGGTCACGGCCTTTGATTTCCTGCGAACCTTGGGGCTCAAGGCCCAGCCAACGGCCAGCAACGACTTCAAGGTGCGCCGCGAGGCCTCTGCAGCCCCCATGCAGCGCCTGATCAACGGCAAGCCAGGCCTGATTGTGAGCCGCGAGTGCAAGCTGCTGCGCAAAGCCCTGGGCGGCGGCTACCACTTCAAGCGGGTGGCGGTCGGAGCTGGCCAGGAGCGCTTCAGAGATGCCCCAAACAAGAACGAACACTCACACATTGGCGACAGTTTCGGCTACCTGATGCTGGGCGGGGGCGAATACAACCGCATGACCCGCACAAACAGCTACGGTGCCAGGCCACCCGGCCAATCCAGCGCAACCACTGACTTTGATGTGTTTGCATAGGGCTATATCTGGCTGATATACAGCCATTGCCGCATGTCCAAAGCCCATTAGAATCCTTTGCCATGAGCACAGCCATCATTGAAATGCCATCGACGAATCTGCCTGCGCCGATTGCGCGGCAGAAGATCATGGCCATTCAAAAGGCTTGTCAGGCGCTGCCGGATGGTGAGCGGATGGATGAATCGCCGCCGCTCAAGCACTGGCTGGCACCCGGCATCTATGCGCGTGAGATCCACCTGCCTGCTGGCACCGTGGTGGTGGGCAAAATCCACCGGCATCGCCACTTCAACATCATCAGCCAGGGCAGCATTACCTGCTACACCGAGTTTGGGCTGGAGACACACACAGCGCCAGCGTCATTCATCTCTGAGGCTGGCACCAAGCGGGTGGTGCATACCCATGAGGATGCGATCTGGACGACGATCCATCCGAATCCAACCGATGAGACAGACATCAAGACACTGGAAGACATGTTCACTGCGCTGGAATACGCCGAACTTGGAATGGAAGTTTTTGAACACAAGGAGATAACCACATGAGCTACTGGATCACTGGTGCCATCGTATTGAGCACCGCAGTCAGCGCTGATCAAGCGCGCAAATCGCGTGAGCAAGCTGAGAATGATCAGCGCACATTGCTGGCGCAGCAGGCCGCTGACCAAGCTGCAATGCGCACCGAGCTGTCTCGACAGACGGCTGAGTACGCCAAGCAGGGTGCGTCACTTGAGCAGCAAGCTCAGACCGCTCGCCAGCAGTTTGAGACATCCCAGGCCAACTATGCGACGAACAAGCTGGAGATGGAGCGCAAGGCCAAGGAAGTGCAGGCCGCAGCCGACGAGGAGCGCCGCAAGGCAGCCTCTGCCGAGGCCTCCGCGCTCAAGGCTCGCACCCGTGGTGGCCGCAGATCCCTGCTCTCAGGTGAGCGCATGGACGCAGAGCTGGGCATCCCGGTTGACTTTAACAGCGGCGGGATGAGGTTGCAGTAATGGCCACCCTGCCCCAATTCAAACAGCGCCAGATTGCCAGGCGCAGCTCATCTGACATTGATCGTCTGGCCAAACAGTACAAGACCAGTGTTGATCAATTGACAGGCGAGTACCAGACCGCCTTCACCGGCTACCAAGCTGGCGTGGCCGAGAAGATGAGGCCGTATGAAGCGCAGATGGCGACTTATAAAGAGTCGCTGCTGCCGACATACGAAACGCAGAAGGCCGCTTACCAGAAGAAGCTGGACGACTACAACACGATGTTGGCCGATATTCAGAAGAACCCAGTCATTCCGATGACAGGGTACAAAGAAATCAAAACACCAAGGTGGGGATTGTTTGGATTGGCTGGCTATGAGACCAGGCAAGAGGCCTTTACCTACTACGCGCCCAAAGAGATCCCCAAATTTACTGAGACAGCACCGGCACCGCCAGAGATACCCGCTGCCCCGACCATTGAGGAGTTCGACTCTTCACAGTTTGCGGCCAAAAAGACAGAGGCTGAAGGCACATTCAAGCGTGAGGTCGGAGAGCGTAAGGCTGCCAAGCTGGGTGCTGTGTCTCGCAAAGCAACAAGACCCCTACTCTCAGGAGCTCAATGATGAAAGACATGAAAGCCAAGATGCAAGACAAGGTTCACAAGGTCATGCGTGAGTACAAGGCTGGCAAGCTCAAAAGCTCAAGCGGTGACAAGGTGGCCAGCCGCGAGCAAGCCGTTGCAATCGCAATGAGCGAAGCCGACAAGCTCAAGAAAGGCAAATGATGGCAACCAAACGCGCCATGCTGATGGATGCAGAGCTGGAGCAAGAGGAGTATTCCTGCCCCATCGCCACACGCGACTTGGCTGAAAACCTCAAGGCTCGCAACTTTGCGTTTGAGCACTACGGCTATGGCCCGGCCAACCCTAACGACACCGAAAACAACCGGGTCTTCTGGCTCAAGAAGTCGATCATGCTCAACACCAGCGAGGCCGAGGCCATGGGCATGCGCTGCGGCAACTGCTCTGCATTCATTGTGACCAAGCAGATGCTGGACTGCATCAAGGCAGGCATTGAGGCCAAGCGACCAGAGCAAGAGGCCGGATATGACGAAGACGTAATTGAGTCTGCTGGCCTTGGCTACTGCGAGCTGCTGCACTTCAAGTGCGCCGACACCCGCACCTGTGATGCGTGGCTGGTGGGTGGCCCGATCACAGACGAAAAGGAAGAAGAAAATGGCAACGAATGATGCACCTGGCGGCATGCGCCTGACACCAGATCAGATCCTCAAGCGGCAGGTGGCTGCACAAGCCAAGAAGGACGAATTCCAGCAGCTCTACCAAGATGCCTACGAATTCGCCCTGCCCCAGCGCCAGCTCTACGGTGTGTGGGAGGGTGGTGCCACTGGCTCCAAGAAGATGCAGCGCGTCTTTGACTCGACCGCCATCAACTCCACCCAGCGTTTTGCCAACCGGCTGCAGTCTGTGGTATTTCCACCACAGCGCAAATGGGCCAAGCTGGAAGCTGGCTCGGACATCCCGTTTGAACGCAAACAGCAAGCGCAAGCCGTGCTGGAGGTCTACCAAGACAAGATGTTCACCATGCTGAACCAGTCCAACTTTGACATCGCCATGGGCGAGTTCTTGCTGGATCTGGCTGTTGGCACCGCCTGCATGATGGTGCAACCAGGTGACGATGTGCAGCCGCTCAACTTCATCCCTGTGCCGCTCTTCTTGGTGAGCTACGAGGAGGGTGCCAATGGCCAGGTGGACAACGTCTACCGCCGCATGCGCATGAAGGGTGAAAGCATCCAGCGCCAGTGGCCAGATGCCGAGATCCCTGACGACATGGCCCGGCGCATCGAGCAAAAGCCAACTGATGACATCGAGCTGCTGGAAGCCACCATCTACGACCACAAGCGTGGCGACTACTGCTACCACGTTATCGACAAGGCCTCTAAGCAGGAGCTGGTTTATCGCCGCCGCAAGATGTCGCCATGGGTGATCAGCCGGTACATGAAGGTGGCTGGCGAGATATATGGCCGTGGCCCACTGATGACCGCCCTCCCCGACATCAAGACGCTGAACAAGACCATCGAGCTGTTGCTCAAGAACGCATCGCTGGCCGTGGCGGGTGTCTATACCGCTGCAGACGATGGTGTGCTCAACCCCAACACGGTCAAGATCGTGCCGGGCGCGATCATTCCAGTGGCACGCAATGGCGGCTCACAAGGCCCAGCCCTGCTGCCCCTGCCTCGGTCTGGCGATTTCAACATCAGCCAGTTGGTGATCAACGACCTGCGCTCAAACGTCAAGCGCATCCTGCTGGACGAATCGCTGCCGCCAGACAACATGAGCGCCCGGTCGGCCACCGAGATCGTCGAGCGCATGAAGGAGCTGGCCCAGAACCTGGGCTCTGCCTTTGGCCGACTGATCAACGAGACCATGATCCCTGTGACCGCCAAGATCTTGGAGGTCATGGATGAGCGTGGCCTGATCGACATGCCCCTGCGCGTCAATGGGTTGGAGGTCAAGGTCACCCCGGTGGCTCCGCTGGCCATGGCCCAGAACATGGAAGAGGTCAACGCAATCATGCAGTACATGCAGATCAGCCAGAGCCTGGGCACCGATGGCCAGCTCGCCATCAAGACCGACATGCTGGTGGACTACTTGGCCGACAAGCTGGGTGTGCCTGCTGCCGTGCGCAATACCGCAGCCGAGCGTGCCGTGCTCATGGAAGAGATGAAGAACCAGCAGCAGCAGCAAGCCATTGCACAGGCCATGGCCATGCAGGCCCAGGCTGGTGCCGGTATGCCTGCGCTGCCTGCGCCACAAGGGATGCCAGCATGAGCTGGGACGAAATCAACGCCATTGGCGAAACAAGCGACATCCGCGAGGTTGACCAAAAGCGCGAGGACTTGGCTCGGTTGACCTTGCGAGTGTTTGGCTCAGAGGATGGCCAGAAGCTACTCCAGTGGCTGCGCGACATGTATGTGAATGTGCCCATCGCCGTGCCGGGCACTGACCCCTCACACGCCTATTTTGCCGAAGGGCAGAGGACGGTGGTGAGGGACATCGAGGTACGGATCAACACAGCAAGGAAACTATGACCGACACAGCAACCGTCGAGCCCGGTGGAACCGGCCTACTTGACAACGTGCAAGTGACTGACGACACCACCAAGCCAGACAATCCCCAAGCGGTCGAGATCGACCACAAAGCGGCAGCACCAGACGCGCCAGCGCCTGATGAACCGCTGGAGCGGCCAGACTTCTGGCCAGAGAACTTCTGGAAGAAGGACTCCAACGAGCCAGACCTAGAAGGCATCGCCAAGAGCTGGTCAGATCTGCGTAAGCAAATCAGCCAGGGCAAGCACAAAGCCCCAGCCGACGGCAAATACGACCTCAAATCCTTTGGCGACCAGGCCGACACCAACCCCATCGCCACAACCCTGTCAAGCTGGGCCAAGGACAACGGGCTGTCTCAGGCTGCCTTTGATGACCTGGTCAACAACCTGCAGACCCAGGCCAAAGAGATCATGCAGGGCGACATGGTTGACCCGGCAGCCGAGATGAAGCAGCTCGGCCCCAACGGCAATGCAATCGTCAACGGCATGGTTGATTGGGCTCGCGGCCTGGTCAACAAGGGTGTCTGGTCAAAGGATGACTTTGAAGAGTTCAAGATCATGGGCGGCACCGCTCGCGGGATCACCGCGCTGATGAAGGTGCGTGAAGCGTACGAGGGCCGGGTGCCAACTCAGAGCATGCAGCTTGAGGGAGCGCCCAGCAAGGATGAGCTCTATCAGATGGTCAATGACCCCAAATACAAGAGCGACCCCGGCTATCGCCAAAAGGTCGAAAAGATGTTTCAAGCTACATTCAAGTGATCTCCAAGGCAGTCGCCATTTGACCCAGCTTCGGCTGGGTCTTTTTTGTGCAACAGTCAAGAGCCCCTATTGCACTGTTGCAAAAAAGACATACAATCGCGCCAAGGCCCACCGGGCAACCGACCCTTACCGCAGCGGATGCTGACGATTGGCTGGCGATACCAGCAAGCAATCGGCCCTGATTCTCAGGCTCACCGGCGCGAGAACCCAGTCCAACAACCGAATGAGGTATCCAAATGAGCGTTTCTCTTTCTAACGCCTTTGTGACTCTGTTCGATGCAGAGGTCAAGCAAGCCTACCAAGGTAAAGCAATGCTTGTCCCGGCGGTTCGCCAGCGTCGTGGAGTCGAAGGTTCAACTGTTAAATTCCCCAAAGTGGGCAAAGGCGTTGCGACTATTCGCGTGCCCCAAACCGATGTCACCCCTCTGAACGTAGGCTTCAGCACCGTCACCTTGACGTTGGCTGATTACAACGCCGCAGAGTACAGCGACATCTTCTCCCAGGCCAAGGTCAACTTCGATGAGCGCCAAGAGCTGGTGCAAGTCGTGGCCGGTGCCATGGGCCGTCGCCAAGATCAGATGATTCTGGACGCACTCGGTTCTTCCGGCACCAGCCTGACCGTGGCCAACAGCATTGGTGGCGCAACCAGCAACATGAACATTGCCAAATTGCGCGAAGCAAAGCGCTTGATGGACAAGAACAATGTGCCGCCTGATGGCCGTCACATCGTGATTCATGCCAACGGCCTGGCCAACTTGTTGTCCGAAACCAGCGTGACGAGCTCCGACTTCAACAGCGTCAAAGCGCTGGTGCAAGGCGAGATCAACACCTACTTGGGCTTCACGTTCCATGTGTTGGGTGACCGCTCCGAAGGTGGCCTGGCCATCGACGGCTCGCTTGACCGCACCTGCTTTGCGTTCCACAAGGATGCAATCGGCTACGGCGAAGGCATTGGCATGCGCACCGAGATCAACTACATCGCCGAGAAGACTTCTTGGTTGGTGAACGAGGTCTTCAGCGCTGGCGCAGTCACCATTGACGCGGAAGGTATCGTTTCGATCACCTGCCGTGAATCTTGATATATAGGAGACTGACATGGCTTTTTCATCTACTGGCTTCAATGCCGTTGGCGGTCAATCCAAGGCTGGCAATGCTCCCGCAATTTATACCTACGCATCCACAGACGCACAGTCTGCGATTCGCGTGTCTGGGTACTTCAATTCGGTGGCATCCATCCTTAAGGTTGGCGACATCATCTTCTGCTACTCGGCAACGGGCGGCACTCCTGTGATGTCCACTGCTTATGTGAATTCCAACACCGGCACGGTTGTGGACATCACTGACGGTGTGACTGTTACTGCAACTGATACCGACTAAATCGGGTTTGCTGCAACCGGGCCAACTTCTGCCATCAGCGGAGGTTGGCCCTTCTCACATTGAGAGGTTCAAATGGCCGCTGGCGACACTGGTGTATCGATCTGCTCTGATGCCTTGCTCCTGATTGGGGCCAAGGCAATTTCGTCTTTTAACGACGGCACCGACGAGTCAAGCGTTTGCGACCGGCTCTATCCCGACATCCGCGACTCCACGCTGGTCATGTACCCGTGGAGCTTTGGCATGAAGAAGGTGCAGCTCGCACAGCTCATCACCACCCCAACAAGCGTCTGGCGCTACGAGTACCAACTACCTGGCGACAAGCTGGCCAACCCGCGTGCTGTGTACAACAGCGCCAACCCTGGCAGCCCGGTACAAAAAGACTGGGAGATCCAAGGCGACAAGCTGCTCACCAACCTGACCAGCGTCTTCATTGACTACCAGTTCAGCGTGCCTGAGTACGCAATGCCCCAGTACTTTGTGCAATTGCTGAAGTACATGGTGGCTTGGCATATCGCTGAGACCATCACAGAACAGCAAGACAAGTCTGCCAAATGGCAGCGCGTGGCCACTGGCGACATCTCTGAGAATGGCCGTGGTGGCTATATGCGCACCGCCATGCAGATCGATGGCCAGAACAATCCTGTCAGAGTCATCGAAGACTACAGCCTAATCGCAGTGAGAAACTGATGCCACGCTTCGTAGAGTTCACCACCAACTTTGCAACGGGCGAGCTCGACCCTTTGCTGCGTGCGCGGGTTGACCTGCAGGCCTACAACAACGCATTGGCCAAGGCCACCAACGTGCTGATCCAGCCCCAGGGTGGACTGCGCCGCAGGCCAGGCACCAAGCACATCTTTGAGCTTCCCAACGCATCTGCTGGCGCATCCAACGCGGCCAACGGTGTGCGGCTGGTGCCCTTCCAGTTCTCGGTGTCTGACAGCTACATGCTGTGCTTCACCCACAACCGCATGCACGTTGTCAAGAACGGCGCGGTAGTGGCCAACATCAACGGCACCGGCAACAGCTACCTGACCACCACCATCAGCAGCGACATGGTGGACGACATGTGCTGGACTCAGTCTGCCGACACATTAATCGTGGTGCATCCTGACCTACAGCCGGTGCGTATTACACGCACCAGCGATACGGCCTGGACAGCCACCACCATCACATTCGACAGCATTCCGCAGTACGCCTACACAATGACCATCACCAGCTCGACAACGCTGGGTGCTGGCCATCTGACACCCAGCGCTGTGTCCGGCAATGTAGAGCTGACCTCGCAAAACTCGGCATTCTCTGCGGCAAGTGTTGGTCAATATATCAACGCCACCCCACAAGGCAGAGCTCGCATTGTCGAGTACGTCAGCAATACCAAGGTCAAGGCAATCACCGAATACCCGTTCTTTGACACCAGCAACATCGCCCAGGGCAACTGGGAGATCGAGAGCGGCTATGTGGATGTGTGGAGCTCTGGCAAGGGCTGGCCGCGCACGGTCACCTTCCATGAGGGCCGCTTGTACTTTGGCGGCAGCAAGTCACGGCCATCTACGGTTTGGGGCTCAAAGATCGGCCTGTTCTTTGACTTTGTTCCCAGCGAGTCGCTGGATGACGATGCGGTCGAGGCGACGCTAGACACCAACGATCTGAACGTGATCACAGACATCATCAGCTCGCGTGACTTCCAAGTGTTCACTACTGGCGGCGAGTTCTACGTTCCGCAGCAGGGCACAGATCCAGTCACCCCGCTGACATTCACATTCAAGAACGTTAGCCGCAACGGCATCAAGCCTGGCACCCGCGTGCAATCGGTTGAGTCTGGATCGATCTACATCCAGCGTCAAGGCAAGTCTCTCAACGAGTTTGTGTTCTCTGACACCCAGCTCACCTACATCACCCAGCGGATCTCGCTGCTGTCTGGCCACCTGCTCAAGGGGCCGCAGCGCGTGGCTTTGCGCAAAGCATCGAGCACCGAGGAAGCCGACCTGCTGCTGATGACCAACACCGATGACGGCAGCATGGCGGTGTTCAGCATCATGCGCAGCCAGCAGGTAACAAGCCCGTCTGAATTCACCACTGACGGCTTTTTCATCGATGTCGGCGTGGATGTCAACGCGATCTATGTGGTGACATGGCGCAGCTTCAATGGTGTCAACAGGTACTTCATCGAGCTGTTTGACTACGCCTATTTCACCGACTGTGCGTTTGTCGGCGGTGCTGCAGCCAGCGCCAGCGGCCTGCCCCATGTGGCCAAGGCGCTGAACGTGATTACCGATGGGTCACCGCAAAGCAACGAAACTGTGAGCGGTGGTGGCTCGGTGACGTTTGATCGCGCCAGCACCACCAGCTATGAGGTCGGGCTGCCCATCAACGTCTACATCAAGACCATGCCTGCCGAGGTCAAGCTGCAGACCGGCAGCCGGGTGTCGTTCAAGAAGCGCATTGTGGAAATCAGCGCTGTTGTCAACGAGACCCAGAACATGATCATCAACAACCAGCCGGTTGCGTTTAGGATTTTTGATAACCCGTTGCTGGATGAACCGCTGCCAGAATTCACCGGCATCAAGCGGGTCAACGGCGTGCTCGGCTACAGCCGCGAGCAGTTCATCGAGGTGTCGCAAGACTTGCCCGTCAAGATGAACCTGCTGGGTTTGGACTACCGCGTGGCGGTTTTCTCAGGAACATAACATGGCACTCACAACTGGACAAACGGTTGGCATAGCAGGCCTCATTGGTGCCTATGGTGAATCCCAGGCCCAGCAAGCTGCTGCGATCAATCAGCAGACAGGCTACATGTTGCAGGCTAGAGATACCCTGGCGGTGGCCGAGGTGCGTGCCGACATGGCCGAACAGTACGCCACGATCCAGGCTGGTCGCACCATCAAAAAGGCCGAGATCGAGGCGCAGAACTACACCATCGCTGGCAACACCCTGCTCAAGAGCATGCGTGCCACCAATGCTGCTGTTCGCGCAAGAGCTGCTGCAAGCGGTGTGGTGCTGGGTGAGGGATCTGTCCAGGCCGTGCAGCGCGAGAACGTGGCCGCAACCATGCGCGATGTTGGCATCGCCGATCTGAATGCGCTGACTGCGCGGGTGCTGGGCTTTGAAGATGCCAGCGCCATGCTGCAATCCACCGACTACCAAAACACACTCAACTTGTACAGCGCCCGCAGCCAAGCTGCCCAGGGGGAGTTTGCTGGCACTGCAGCTCGCAGGGCTGGTGGCATCCTTGCCAATGCAACACTGGCCAAGGCCGGTGTTGATTACTTGAAGGTGAGATAAGCATGGCCACACAAAGAATTGAATCAGGTCAGATGCAACTGCGTTCCGCTGGCGGCGTGCCCATGGTGCAAGCCCAGCAACAGCAGGTGGACTACATTGGGCCGCGTGTGGCTGCGCAAGGTGCTGGCCAGTTGGCGCAGATCCTAGACCGCATGAGCGCCAGCGCTTTCCAGACTGCCGGTGTCATGCGCCAGCAAGAGGGTTTGCAGTTTGCTGCGCAGAACCCGCTGACACCCGAGCAATTGCAGATGGCCAAAGATGGCGTGCCTTGGGGTTTTGGTGGCCGTGGTGACATGTCATCTGTCAGCACCAGCTCGCCCAATTTCTTTGACCAAGCGGTGGCCAAGGCTCGCAGCCTGGAGCTGTCTGGCCACTTTGAGATTGAAGGCCGCAACGAGCTGGTGAAGTTATTGGCTGATGTGGAGGCTGGCAGCACCACCTCCGAGCAGGTCAGCGCCAAGATTAAGACCATGTCGGATGGCTTTTCAAAGTCGCTGGCCAATATCGACCCAGAGGCCTCGATCAAGTTCCGCGCAACCATGGCCACGCATGGCAACACCGTGCTCAATGCCGCCTACAAGGCCGAGCTTGACCGGGCCAAGGCGCAGCGCATCGCCAAGTTCGACTCGGACTTTGACAGCAGCACCAGGCTGCTGGAGGCCACGGTATCACAGGGCAGTTGGACTGACTCCAATGGCCAGCAGCGATCCATCGACGAGCTCGCCGATGTGTTCCGCAAAAACGTGCTGACCCAGTCTCTGCTGCTGGGCGACAAGGCGCTGCAGATCCAGTACAGCACCAAGTTTGAGGCGGCGCTGCGCACCGCCAAGATCAACTCTGTGACCAAGGCTTTGATGGCTGATGAGAACATGGTCGATCCAGAGCGCACCTTGCAAAAGCTCAGAAGCGGAGATCTGGGCAACATGAGCCCGGTGCTCAAAGACTTGATCACCAACGACTTTGATGCCGTGGCCAAGGTGACTGCCAACTACATGGTGGCCGTCAACAATCGAAAGTCGATCACAGATGCCAAGTCTGCAGAGATCAAGAAGCAGGGTGAGGCCGAGGCCATCAACCTGCTGGAGCAGATCTTCCCTTTGCCAGAAGGCAGCCCAAAGAGGAAGCAACTCATTGGCCAGCTCACCGCCCTGCCCGAAGGCTCGGTGCCTATTGGCACGCTCAAAGACTTACTGGAACCAAGCAAAGAAGGAAACGCTGCCGTCAACTTCAACCTGCTGTCTGGAATTTACAACAACACGATCACCGACCCCAAGCAGATCTGGTCGCTGGTCGGCAAAGGCATCACCGGCAAGGACGCTGTGACCGCGCTCAAGCTCTTGCAGAGCGAAGACCGGCGTGACAGCTCTCAGCTTGATCGCGGCATCTCCCAGCTATCAGGCATCCCTGTGATCCCCGGCAGCGTAGTGGTCATTGACCCAAAGGGCGAGGAGTTCAAGCGCCGCACCCAGTTGCAAGCTGAGGCGCTGCAGATCCAATCAGCGGCAGCCGCTGACGGCAAGACGCTGACACCCCGCCAGATCCTGACCCAGCTTGAGGACAATATCGCCAAGCGCCGCAACACCGAGACCGCCAAGGCTGCGCAGACTTCCTTGAAGGTGTTTGAAAAACAAGAGTGGATCAACGGGCCCATCACCCGCGACACACTGCCAGCTCTTGAGCACAAAGCAGGCAACGACAAGAAGCGACAGCAAGAGCTCAATCGCATCAAACAGCTTCTCAAGCAAGCAGAAGGGGATCAGTAATGGCCTACAGCCAAATCGAGGACAAGTACCTGTCGGCCTTGACCGCTGTCCAATTCCCAGACGCACCGGTTGCCGACATGGCAGCACCTCAAGAGATGGCACCAGGCCAGCAGCCGGGAGACATCTTGCTGGCCGAGGCTGGGTCGCGTGGTCTTCCTGATCAAGCCTACAGTGGCCGCTACCCTGACACCATCAAGCCCTACGATCCGACCGTGCGCGAGCGTCTGGCTGGCCTGTTGCAGTCCAGCTTTGAAGGCTTGGGCATGGATCGTTACAAGGCCCGTCAAAACGCTCAGACGCTGATTGGTGGCGGCAGTAGCAACCTGCCATTGAACATCGGCTTGGCTGACTTTGTGCCGTTCCTGGGCACCACCATGCAGACAGAGGAAGCCGCCATCATGGGTGGCGAGGCTGTTGAGTCTGCCAAGCAAGGCAACTATGGCGCCGCTGCTCTGCAAGCTGGCGGCGCTGCGCTGGGCATGATCCCTGGCGCTGTCGGCACTGTGAAGGCTGCAAAAGTACTTCCAAAGAATTTGCCTGTTGGCCTGAGTATCCAAGCTGTTGACGGGATCCCAACTGGAGCCCCGCCCGGCCCCAACTTGGTCAGCACTCGCCTGCCGACCGCAGTGAAGAAAACCGAGGATCCGCTGACCAGCAGGCTGGTGATCGACCTCCAGGCCGTCAAGCAAGACCCAGAAGCCTTTGCGCACAACATGGGGCTGATTCGTCAGTACCCCAACTTTGCCAGCAAGGCTCGCAACCCTGACAAACAAGCAGAAGACTTCATCACCGAGGTGAAGAACAACCTGCTGTTTCTGCACGATCAAGTGCCAGAAGCTACGCGCCAGCGCAGCAAGCTCTGGTATGACGGCGCACGCAACATCACCGACCGTTTCTCTGTGGACTACGGTGTGCCTGATCAGGCGGTTTCTGGCGTGTTGGCCGTACTCTCGCCGCAGAAGGACTGGTTCATGAATGTGTCGCTGGGCCAGCGCGTCCTCGACATTGCAACCAAGCAGCAATCCACCCGCTGGGATTCCAGCATGGACGTGATTGCCAAGACCATCTTTGGCGACCCCAAATACGCGCCGATGGTCAATGCCATTCGGGGCAAGACCCTGGCCGAGGTCAAGGAGCCAGGCCTCAAAGCCATGTGGCTGCGAACCTACGACCAAGCAAAGAACCCACGCGAGCACCAGATCGTCAGCCCAGAGGGTGACTTCGTTGGCGTGCGCATGAACCAAGACGGCAAGACCCCAACACAAACCGGCTGGGGATCGCTCAATGAGATCGGCAAAGCCATCGTCATCTTGGAAGACCCGCGCATTGAAACGATCAGCACCAACCTTGGCCAACAGCACAAGGTGCGCAACTTCTACAGCAACATCTATGCGCCCAATGATCCGGCAGGCCCAGTGACCATCGACACCCATGCGGTGGCTGCTGGCCTGCTGCGCCCACTGTCTGGCAACAGCCGTGAAGTGGCACACAATTTTGGATCAAATATGAAGGGCGAGGTCGGCCCAAAGAACAGCTCAATCACGGGCGTGCAGGGCACCTACGGCATCTACGCCGAGGCCTACCGCCGAGCTGCCCAAGAGCGCGGGATCCTGCCCCGCGAGATGCAATCGATCACCTGGGAAGCAGTGCGCGGCTTGTATCCTGACACCTTCAAGAGCCAAGCCAAGAATGTCGATCAGATCGATGGCATCTGGTTACAATATCGCAAAGGCAAAATGTCCCTTGAGGAGGCACGCAATGAAGTCTTCAGAAATGCCGGTGGAATCAGACCTCCAGAGTGGGAAGGAGCCGGACTACGTCCTGGATCTGCTCAAGCAGTTCAACCTGCCGGTAACACGGGAGAACTACCTGGGGCTGGCATACCCGGAAGGGGTGCCACCGGAGCTGGAGGAATCCAGCCTGCCACCGGAAATCCGAAACGCCTAAAACAGGGCCGTCAAGCTCTGCAGTCTGGAGCTGAATGATGGCCATTGAACAACGACCCCTTGAACAACGACTAGGTCAGATCCTGCCGAGCGCTGCGCCCAGCACCCCCGCCGATCAGATCCCCCTGGAGCCCATGCCTGGCGCAGCCCAGGACATGATGGCTGAGCCCCAGCTAGATGCCGAGACCGGCACCCCCAGCATGGAGGAAGGCATCCAGGTTGCTGGCCCAGTCGATGCCGCACTGCGCAAGCTGATCACCCGGCAAGCCACCAAGGCCGAGCGCAATCTGGTGCCAGATGCCGCCCGTGCCCTGCCAGGCGAGCTGCCAGATGCAGCCAAGGCTGGCCGGTTCAAGCTGATCCCAGAGGCTGACCAAGTGCTGACAAACACGGTCGGCGCTGCCGTCAAGGCCCGGCAAGCTGTAGCTCCCAACATTGGCAAGCCCAGCCCTACCACTGCCGAGGCCGCAGCCGGTGTGCCGGTTGAGCCGTTCAACCTGTCGCGCTACCAGACCGAGGATGCCGCAGCCATTGTGGGCGGCGTGGCTGACGCGCTGAACATCAAGACCAAGGCGGTGACCTTCGATGAGATCAAGGCCAAGGCCGCTGAGTCTGGCATCAGCGAGGGCTTCCTGTCCCGGCTGATTGGCAGCGACAACAAGATGATGGCCAACGCGGTCGAGACCTACAAAGCGCTGGAGGTGCTGGAGTCCAGCGCCAACGAGCTGGATCGCCTGTTCAAGCTGGTAGACAGCGGCAATGCCACCGATGTGGACAAGCTGGTGCTGCGCCAGCAGATCGCCTTCCACGGCCTGATCCAGCGCGGTGTCAAGGGTATCCAGACCGAGACCGCCAGATCGCTGGCCGTGTTCCGCATTCCCCGCGATGGCAACGCAGCCGTGGTGCGCCAGGTCATTGATGAGTACGGTGGCGATGCCGCCCTGTCGGACATGGCCAAGTCCTACCTGACGCTGGAGTCGCGTGCGGCCAAGAATGCCCTGGTCGAAAAATCCATGATGTCTGGTGTGAAGGATGTCTGGTTCACTACCTACATCAACGGGTTGCTGTCGAGCCCCGTGTCGCACGCCAAGAACATTGTGTCCAACACCATGTTTGGCCTGTACCAAATCCCCGAGCGGGTGATCGCCTCTTTCTATGGCAATGTGCTGCCACCCGGTGTGCGCTCTTGGAAGGCGCTGATTCCCGGCAGCGAGGCTGAGAAGATCGGCTACGACGAAGCGCTGACCATGATTCAGTCGCTGCGCAACGGGCTGGTCGAAGGCTTTGATCTGGCCAGCACTGCGTTCAAGAAGAACCAGCCCAACGACCTGATGAGCAAGATCGAGGCGCAGCGTGGCACCACCCTGCCATCCATCAGCTCTGCTGCTTTTGGCATTGAGCAGGACAAGTGGCTGGGCAAGGCCATCGACTACTACGGCACAGCGGTCACCCTGCCCGGCAGAATGCTCATGTCTGAGGACGAGTTCTTCAAGGGCGTGCTCTACCGCATGGAGCTCAACACCCAGATCACCCGGCGCAGCAAGTCGGTCTACCGTGAGGCGCTTGACTCTGGCATGCCTGAAGCTGACGCGCTGGCCAAGGCCGAGGCCGAGGCAGTCAGCCTGTTCCAGAACCCGCCCCGCGACCTGGACGAGGCCGCTGTGCTGTTTGCCCAGAAGGGCACCTTCACTGCCGAGCTGCCGCCAGCGCTCAAAAGTCTGCAGCAGACCTTCAACCACCCTGCCCTCAAGGTTGTGGTGCCGTTCTTCAAGACCCCGGCCAACATTGGTTTGCAGGTCATTGAGCGCACACCGTTCGCCCCGCTGTCATCACAGTGGCGCGAGGAGATCGCCAAGGGTGGTGTGTTCAGAGACATGGCATTGGCCAAGGTGACGCTGGGATCTGCCGTTCTGGCCACCTTTGCCGCCTTGGCCGCCGAGGGCAACATCACCGGGCGCGGCCCAGAGCGCAAGGCCGACCGCGATGCGCTAATCCGCGACGGCTGGCAGCCCTACTCCATCAAAGTGGGCGACAAGTACTACAGCTACAGCGGCATGGAGCCGGTCTCTGCGCTGATGGCCATCGCTGCCGACTATGCCGAGTACGCCAAGCATGAGACCGATGCCAGCAAGATCGAAGAGGTCTTCCTGGGCGGCACCTATGGCTTGTACGAATACCTCAAAGAGCAGCCATACCTGCAAGGCGTGGCCGATGTGGCCAAGCTGATCGGAACCAACCAGCAGGGCCAGGTGGATGGCAAGAAAATTGTGGACGGCCTGGTCAAGCAGTTTGGTGGCTTTGTCATTGGCGGCTCGCCTGCCGGTGCCTACAGCTCGCTGCTGGCTGGCATCGAGCGCTTGTCCGATCCCACCAACCGGGACACCCGCGCCAGCCCAGAGCTGCCCATGGGTGTGCGTGGCTTTGTGGAGGCCTTCAACAAGTACAAGTCACGGCTGCCCTACTTCAGCGCCGACCTGCCTGAAGCGCTCAACCTGTGGGGCGAGCCGACCAAGTCAGGCACCGGCGCAGCCTACGAGCTGGTGCTGCCCACCCGCGTGACACCGCAGCAGTTCTCTGAGGTGGATGACATGCTGGTGCGCATGGGCTCACCCATTGGCATGCCCGAGCGCAAGATCGACGGTATCGAGATGGATGCAACCCAATACAACCGGCTGCTGACCATCTACGGCAAGGAGCTGCCAGCCAAGCAAGAGCTCTTGAACATCATGCAGACCCCAGGCTTTGACCTGCTTTCGCTGGACGATCAGCAAAAGACCGTGCAGCGCGTGCATTCCAAATTCATGGACGCTGCCAAGCAACAACTGAAGGTAGAGACCCCGACTTTGCAAGCCAAGATCGATGAGCTCAAAGAGCTGCGCAAAGCCAACGGCCTCTATTACAAACCTGACTAACACCGTACAATTCTCAATCGGAAGGATGGCATCATGGCAGTACCAATCAGCAACGTAACTCGCAGGCAGGTATACGCACCAAGTGGATCTGGTGGCGCTGGCCCCTATGCCTTCACTTTTGAGATCCTGGCCAACACTGACATTGCGGTCTTCAAAGACAACACGCTGCTGACGTTGACCACCCACTACACAGTGACCATCAACGCCAACGGCACCGGCTCGGTGACCATCACCGCTGCTGGCCTGGCTCTGTCTCCGACCTCGCCCACCCAGTACGCAATTGTCGGCAACCGAACCATTGCCAGGTCAACTGACTTCACCACCGGCGGTGACTTCTTTGCCAACACCATCAACGACGAGCTGGATCAGCAGACCATCTTTGCCCAGCAGAATGCCGAAGGATTGCAGCGTGCCTTGCAGGCACCGCAGACAGATCCGACAACCATCAACATGACGTTGCCTGCAAAGGCAACACGCGCAAACAAAACATTAACTTTTGACTCTGATGGAAATCCAAGTGCAGGCATAAGTGTGGCTGACGTAACAAATGCTGTTACCTATGCAACCAACGCTGCCAACAGCGCTACCGCTGCGGCATCCAGCGCCAGCTCGGCATCGAGCTCGGCATCGAGCGCCAGCAGCTCGGCCAGCACGGCCAGCACCCAGGCCAGCAACGCTTCAACCTCGGCGACCAACTCATCCAACAGTGCAAGCTCGGCATCCACGTCAGCGACCAATGCTGCCGCCTCGGCCAGCACTGCATCAACCCAGGCCAGCAATGCCAGCACGTCAGCCACCAACGCTGCGAGCTCTGCGTCTGCTGCCAGTACGTCTGCTTCCAATGCGGCCACAAGTGCAACTAATGCCAGCAACTCTGCCAGCACGGCAACCACACAGGCAACTAATGCGTCTAACAGCGCAAGCTCTGCCGCATCCTCGGCTGCGGCTGCGGCTGCCGCGCTGGACAGCTTTGATGATCGCTACTTGGGAAGCAAGACAAGCGCACCTACTTTGGACAATGACGGCAATGCATTGGTCACTGGTGCCTTGTACTACGACAGTGTGCAAGGTCGCATGTATGTGTATGACGGCGCAGGTTGGATTGCAGCGTCTTCAGCACAGCAGTCTGCGCTGGTGACTTATGAGTACGTCGCTACTGCAGGACAAACCACATTCAGCGGCGCGGATGCAAACAGCCTGACGCTGTCCTACATTGCAGGCGGTCTGATTGTCAGCTTGAACGGCGCGATCTTGCGACCTGGCGATGACTACACCGCGAGCAATGGCACCAGCATTGTGTTGATCACGGCAGCCAGCTTAAATGATGAGCTGTGCGCCTATGCGTTTGGTAGCTTCAGTGTGGCCAACACATATACCCAAGCGCAGATTGATGCGTTTGCTGTGAAGCTGACGGGCAATCAGACCATTGCTGGCACCAAGACATTCAGCAGTGATGCTGTAGTGAACGGCCTCACCGTAGGCCGTGGCGCAGGTGCTGTATCCACCAATACTGCGGTGGGTGCAAGTGCTTTGGCGGGTGCAAATACCGGTGCTGGCAGGAATACAGCCGTTGGTAGGAATGCCCTTATCGTTAATACATCTGCAACAGATAATTCGGCATTTGGTGATAGTGCATTAAGCTCAAACACGACTGGTTTATACAACGATGCACATGGTAGAACTTCGTTGTTGTCCAATACAACTGGTCAGTCTAATGCTGGTTTTGGTTATTCATCACTTCTTAGCAACAGCACTGGTAGTTTCAACACTGCAATTGGCAATTCTTCCCTCTTCTCCAACACCACAGCCTCAAACAACACCGCAGTGGGTTATCAGTCTTTGTATAGCCACACGGGAAGTGGAAACACAAACAACACTGCTGTTGGAAGAATTTCTTTGTACAGCAATACAAGTGGGGTACAAAATACAGCAGTGGGCAATGGCGCACTGTACACAAATAGCACCGCCAATAATAATTCTGCGTTTGGTGAGAGTGCGCTTTATTACAACACAACAGGTGCAAACAACACCGCAATGGGTCAAGGAGCCCTTCAATCCAACACCACAGCCTCAAACAACACTGCTGTGGGTTATCAGGCTGGGTATAGCAATACGACTGGCGGGGCAAACACATTTTTTGGTTATCACGCTGGTTACAGTTCTAATGCCGTAAACGGAAGCAACGTATTTATTGGCTATCGCGCTGGTAAAGATATTACAACAGGTGTTTCAAACGTAGTGCTTGGCGGCTTTCAAGGCAACCAAGGCGGCTTAGACATTCGCACATCAAGCAACTACATCGTGCTGTCTGATGGGGATGGGAATCCACGGGGTTATTTCAATGGCTCTGGCTCTGGGTTTTTTAGCGGCGCAACAGTAGATTACCCCGGCAGTGGAAATACAAATACGGGAATCTATCTTGAAAGTGCTGGTCAGCTATCTGTTTCTAGGGCTAACACAGTTGTTGCACGATTTAACCGTAATACCTCAGATGGAACATTGCTTTCTTTTGCCAGAGATGGAACTGAACAAGGAACCATTTCGGTATCAGGCGGCACAGTTTCCTACAACGCATTTGCGGGTTCGCATTGGTCACAATTATCGGATGGAAGCAAACCAAACATTCTGCGTGGCACAGTGCTGGAGTCCATAAACGAACTTATTCAATGGCCCAATGAGCCAACGACAGAGAGGCTTTGCAAAGTCAAAGTGTCCGACACGGCTGGAAGTAAAAAAGTTTATGGCGTGTTTATGGATTGGGATAACGATTGGACTGCCACCAATGATATGTATGTCACTGCTGTTGGCGCATTTGTTTGCAGAATTAACGCAAGCGTGACTGTGCAAGAAGGTGATCTGCTGGAATCAAATGGCGATGGCACAGCCAGAGTGCAGGCCGATGACATTATTCGCTCAAGCACGATTGGCAAAGTCACCTGCACAGAAAAGACGCACCAATATGACGATGGTTCATATTGCGTACCGACTGTTTTATATTGTGGTTAAAAGGAATTGACATGAATGAAATCACCGCAGAACAAATCGCCCAGCACCTCAGCGCCGCAATGGACTCAGTTAACCTAATCAATGCTGGCAAGCCCGAAGGCATGGAAGATGCTGAGTGGGCAGATTGCTTGTCACGCAACAAAGAGCATTTGAAGATCATGCTGGCAAAAGACTTTTGGACAACTGAGAATCTTGAACCACTACGGGCGGCATCTGAATGACCGACTCCACCGAGACCAGGCTGGCAGTGCATGAGGCCATTTGCACAGAGAGGATGAAATTTATTTCTGACTCTCTCAGCAAGGGGTCAGAGCGCATGACCAAGATTGAGTATTTGCTTTATGCCGTGATCGTGGCCGTCTTGCTGGGTCCTGGTGCGGCTGCATCTCTGTTTGCAAAGATCTTTGGTTTGTAAGATGTGGACCCAATCAGCATCCTGCTTATGGCCTCAAGCGCATTCAGCGCTATCAAGCAGGGCATTGCAACGTACAAGGATGTTAAGAACACCGCCGGTGACGTTAAAAAGATCGTCAATGAGATCGCTGGCATGTTTGGGCCAAACCCAAGCAAGGAGCAAAAGAAGCAGATCGTTGCAGAGCAAAAGCGAGTGCAGGAAGTCGCTGCTTATGACCCCAACCAGGTCATGGGAAACATTGCAAAGAGCTTGGGTGAATTCATGCGGCATATGCAGCAGATCCAAGACTTCTACAAGGAAGAAGAGCGCAAGTCAAAGGAAGAGGTCTATGCCGGTGCAGACTCGCTGGCAGAGCGTGCCTTGCAGCGTACCCTTGTTCTCACCCAGTTGAGACAGATGGAGACTGACTTGCGTGAGCAAATGATCTATCAGTCGCCACCAGAGTTGGGAGATCTTTGGACACGGTTCAACGAGATGCGCCAACAGATTGCAGTCGAGCAGGAGCAGGCCAGGGAGGTTCGGGATCAGCGCGAGGCACAGGCAAGATGGCAACGAAGAAGGGTAATCAACGATCTGCAGGACAAAGCAATTTACCTGGCCGCCGCCTTGTTGGTGATCGTGTACCTGACCGTGTTCTGGTCACTGCTGGTGATGGATCGAAAAGTGCGATGGGGTTTCTGATTGCACTGGTCTGCATGGTCTTGGTGTTTCTGTTGATGATGCCGTTGATTGGCATCATGTACTTCGACACCTTGTCCACGCAGAAGGAAAGCAAAGCTCAGATCGAGCGAATGGAGAGGTTACGCAAACAGCTTGAAGATGAACGCAAGAAGATGGATCAAGCTAACAGGAAGGAAGACCAGAGATGAGACTACTGCTGCTTGGTTTGACCATCGTCGCCGCTGCCGGGTGCGAGGATCGTTATCGTTACGTCTGCCAGAACCCCGACAAGTTCGACTTGCCTGAGTGCCAAAAGCCACGCTGCCTATTTACTCAGACATGCCCTGAGTATCTGGTCGCCCCAGTCTTAACAAACAAGGTTGACGATAAGAAAGGCGAAGATGCTAAAAAGTAAATACACCGCAGAAGACATTGAAATCCGAATCTGGGGCTTTGTCGTTGTTTGCATAACTGTCATTCTTTTTGGAATTGTTTTTGTACTACTTTATAGCTTAATTTTTGTGGTTCAGCCCATTAAATCGATGGCTCCGCTAGACATGCAGTTCTCTAAAATTTTGAACGACATCGTGCTTTTACTTGTTGGCGGCATAGGCGGCATCGTAGGCAAGCGTGCTGTGGGGGCCGTCAGCAACGCAGTAAGCCCTGCGCCGCCACCTGCCCCTGCCCCGGCTGCACCAGCTCCTGCGCCTGCCCCTACGGCCCCGCCTGCGCCTGCTGCACCTGTACAGAATGCATTCGGAGCGTTGCCTGTCTGGACAAACCCACCGCTTGATGAGAGCTGGTCGCCACCGCCACCGCCGACCACTCCGCCCAGCTTGGAAGATGACGCAGAGCGCGAGCTCCAGGCTGAAGCCAGGGCATCAGTCAAATGATTGGATTACCCAACCCCTACCTGATCCTGGGTGCAATCGTTGTCTGCACGTCTACCTACTTCTATGGCCACCACAAAGGCTGGGGTGACCGCGATCAAGAAATGCAAATCGAAATTGCAAAGAAGAACGCAGAGGCCAGAGAGACAGAGCAAAAACTCACTGCACAAATTACTGAAACATCGACAAAACTTATGGAGGTCAACAATGTTGTCAATCAAAAACAGTCTGCTCTTGATCGCGCTATCAGTGCTGGTCGGGTGCGCCTCCCGGCCCCCGGTTGTGTATCAGCCGCCCCAAGTGCCACCGCTGCCCCCGGAAATTGGACTGAAGCGAGAGCCCAACCTGACAGACCGGCTGACACGCCTTCTGATGAGGAGCGAGAAGTCCTCCGACTCATCGCCCAAATCACAGCCGACGGTGACCGGGCCATCAACCAGCTCAACGCCTGCATCGACAGCTACAACCAAGTGATGGAGGCCATAAATGCTAAACGCTGAACATCTTTCCAAACTCCACATTGATGTCAAGTGGGTTGACCCACTGAACGAAACCTTTGAGCGCTTTGGCATCACCACCAAGAATCAACAGGCCTGCTTCATTGGCCAGTGCTCGCATGAGTCGGGCAACTTCAGAATGCTTGAAGAAAATCTAAACTACAAAGCGGCGACATTGATGCGGGTCTGGCCCAAGCGATTCCCCACAATGGAAGTGGCCAGCCAGTACTCAGGCCAGCCGCGCCTTATCGCCAACAAAGTCTACAGCGGTCGCATGGGAAACCGGGACGAGGCCAGCAATGATGGGTGGATGATGCGCGGTAGAGGTCTGGTTCAATTAACTGGCTCGGACAACTACCACCACGCGAGCAAAGCATTGGGTGTTGACCTGGTCACCCAGCCCGACCTGGTGGCCACGCCAAAATACGCAGCCCTGACCGCCGGGTGGTTTTGGTCAACCCACAAATGCAATGCCCCCGCTGAGATTCTTGATCACCAGCGCTTAACGAAGATCATCAATGGCGGGGCCATAGGGCTCTCAGACCGCATCAAGCACACCAACGAGGTGCTCGCGGTAATCTAATTACTGCGCAGCTCCCAGCGCATTGAGTCGGCGCTGATATGCGCTTGTGTGGCGCAGCCGCTTGAGCGTATCCACCCGCTGGATGGTCTCCTCATTAATCTGCTTGAGCTCCTTGAGCGCTGTCATGCGCTCCCTGGGTGGTCGCTTTCCAGCCTTGGCAACCTGGTCGGCCAGCTCTTCGTAGGCATCTTGCCACTCATCCAACGTCTGGTGGATTGAGTAGGGCTTGTGCTTGCCCGGCACCTTCAATTCAAACCCGATGGGGATCTCTTCACCCAGGTCGTCATCTTCACCAGGCACGCGCTCGACCAGTGGCTGCAGCTCGACATGCTCGACCTCGACGGGCTCTGCCTCCGCGTGCGGGATCACGGCCAGCACCTCGACCGGCACAGGATCAGGCTCGACCGTGTCAGCGAACGCGGCCTCAATGGCTGCCGGGTTGGTGATCTCATTCTCGATGGCCACCGGCGCAGGCTTGGCCACCATGTCCAGCGGGTTGGCTGGCTTGGCCACCGGCCTGGGCTTGGCTTCGTCAGGGTAGTCTTGGGCCTCCTCGGCGGTGATCAGACCCTTCAGCACGTCCGGGAAGGCATCGCGCAGGGCAAACCCGCGAGCTCGCATCTGCATCATGCGCTTGGGGTAGGCCGTCCATGGCCCCTGCTTGTTCCATAGGCCAGCTCGCTTGGCATCCTCGACGCTGAACTTGGCGGTCACCGGCTTGCGGCCACGGCGCTTGGCCACGCAGACCGCCACCGGGTTGGTTGTGCCCTCGCCTTCAAAGTATTCCTCGACATCCTCACAGACCGAGCTGGCCTGCACCAGGGCCATGGCCGCGTCACCGTAGACGCTGGGCTTGCCGTTGATCACGGCGATGTTTTGCAGCGCCTGCATGGGTGCCAGGCCCATCTCATAGCCCCACTGCACGCAGACCAGGATGTCCTGGGGCTTGCCCTGGTAGGCCTTGGGCACCATGCTGGAGCTGGCCAGCATGTCGGAGAACTGGATCGCCTCGGTGAGGGTGGCTGGGGCGAAGCCCCGGTTAGTGGTGGTCAATTGCATTGATGTCTTTCTCGGATAGGTAGGTTTGCATGGTGGTGAAGATGAGGTCGGCCATCGCGTCGACGAAGACCTCGGCATCTTCCTCGGTTGCGTTTGTTGCGTTTAGCAGGGCCACAACGGCCTGCTCATAGGCATGCCTGATGGCAGGCTTGTCGGGAAGGTTCATGGCTGCAGCTCCTTGATCGACAGCGTGCTCTGGCGCACAGAGTAGGGTTCCTTGGCAGGGATCAAACGCTCCGCTTGGGCTTTGTGGTTGCGCATGGGCCAGTTGATGAGGTACTGCCCTGCCCTGCCCCGCTCGGCCTGGCCCAACTGCGTCTTGATCAGCTTCTCCGCGCTCTCGATGCTGGCCTCGGCTGCCCTGATCGCGGCCTTGTTGGCCACAATGCCGGCGGCCAGGTCGGCCACGCTGACATCGAGCTCGACCTCTTCCTTGGTGGCCACCATGGGGTAGATCCGATCCAGCTCCTTGCTGCTCGCAGGTGGATACCAGTCGATGGCCCCGCTCTCCCGGTAGGTCTGCAGCTTGTGCTCAAAGGTCAGCACCGCCTTGACGATCTCCTTCTGGGTGTCATGGTGGGGTGCGAACAGAAACACCCGCAGCTCGATACCCTGGTAGAGCACGCAAACCGCGCCCCACCTGTGGCCGGTGACCAGCATCTGGCCCTGCAGTTGGATGGGGCCACGGGCCAGGTGCGGGGTCTCTTCGGGCATGGCCTTGGTGAGCTTGGCCTCCAGCACACCGGGGCCAGCAAGCACAATGGAGTCCTGGCCAACCACATACAGACCCTTGTCCGGGTCGGTGAAGATCTCCTGGCCAATGCCATACCCAACCCCATCCAGGCTGCACGACAGCGCGAAGCTGCGGTGCGTGTAGGCCTGCCCGATCTGGGTGTCGAACTGCTCGATGCCAAGCCGCTTGGCAGCCTCGGTCAGGATCACCGGCTCCAAGGTGTTGCCCCAGCCCATGGCTTCGTTGCCAATGTCAGGGCGCTCCTTGCCGTCGATGGCGTTGATCGAAAACTGCAGCTCATCATTAGGGCTGCTGTACTTGCTGAACCCCATCAGGCCAGGCAGTCGGCTGGCGCTCATCTCTTTGTCGTCGGTTAATTTTCCGGCCATTTTTTCACTCCTTGTTGGTGGCGAGGGAATACACACGCACCACTCGGGCGTGAGCTTCTGGGTGGGCGGCCTCGATGAAGCCAACCCGCTTGAACTGCTTGGTGCGGAAGACCGCGCCCAGGACAGATGGGTGGACACCCGGCGGCACCTCGATGAACTGCCTGATGTCGTTGATTGAGACCTGCCCCTGTTGCTTGCAGATCAACACGGCTAGTGCCCGGCAGCGCTCCAGGAACTGGTGATCTCGCTGCTCAAAGATGTCGAGCTGGCGCTCGCGCATGTCGCGGCCAGCGGCAAGGTTAGGAGCCAGCATCGTTGCGCTCCTTGGTCTTCATGCGTTTGACCGTCTGCTGGGCCTTGAGCTCGGCCTCGCGCTCTTCTTTGGGCAGCCAGCCGTGTTTGCGCCAGGTGCGCTCAATGTCAGTGGCTGCGGCGCTTGTGTACTCAGCGCCCTCCAGCAGGGTCTTCGGTGGGGTGGTGATCTTTGCACTCATATTGGCATCCAGATCAAGAGGCCAACGCAAGCCACAAACAATGTGGCCACGGTGATTTTTTCGGTCAAGGTTTCATGCATGATTGAGCTCCAGGTTGAGGCGTTTCAAAAGGTTGGAGGCCTGAGTTGGCCCCCAGGTCACATTGCCACGGGGTGTGGCCACGCCGCGAGCCTCAAGGGCTGCAGCAATGTCTCTCAGGGTACTGGCACCAGACCGGGCGATGATGTCGCGCACGATAGGGCCAACGCGGTCGGCGTACTTGTCGGCCTTGGCCATCACGGCCTGCACGCCAATGGCCGAGCCGATCTCTGGTGTCGGGCAACCCAGGGTGCGGCCCTGTGCTTTGACCTGGGCCAGCGCTGCTTTAGTGCGCTCGCTGATCTTGCGTGCTTCCCACTCAGCAAACACGGCCATCATCTGAAGGAAGGTGCGGTCGGCCTCGGGCATGTCGGCGCAGACGAAGGGCACGCCAGACTCAAGCAGGCCAGAGATGAAATGCACGTTACGGGCAAGGCGGTCGAGTTTTGCAATCACAAGGACTGCCTTTGTACGCTTTGCCAGGCTCAATGCGTGAGCTAGTTGCTCGCGGTCATTCTTGCGGCCGGACTCGACCTCGGTGAACTCGGCCACCAGCTCGGCGGTGCCAATGTGCTTGGCCACTGCTGCACGCTGGGCATCAAGGCCGAGGCCTGACTGGCCTTGGCGGTCGGTGGAAACGCGGTAGTAGGCGACGAATTTGCCGGTGTGGGGTGTCATGATCAGGCCTCCAGCTTGTAGCCGAACATGAAGGCAGGCAGGGACTGCTTGCGGATCAGGCTGGCGCGGGTGCTGGGGTGAAGGAAGGCAACATCCATCCACTTGTTGTGCGCCTCAAGCGCTACATCGTGCTCCAGCATGGCTGCTTGCGTGAGCGGGTCATTGCCGCCAAAGGTGGTGGCGTACAGGGCATGGCGGGCTAGCGCCAACTTGGCTGCATGGCGAGCGGCTTGTGCTTTGTTGATGGCTTCGATCTTGGTCATGTTTGCAACTCCTTGCACGTCATCTGTGCGTTGAACATGGGTGTACTGTAGCACGGTTTGTATATCGCTGTACAACCCCCAAAAGCTGATATTTTCTAGGGATTTACCCTAATGCAGCGCTAAATCAGTGACTTGGGTGGCCTGTGCAATATCTAGGTGATATACACTTGGATGATGGACACACCCAAACTCAAACCCTTCCTGATGCGGCTGCACCCTGCCACCAGGGCGCTGCTGGACACTGCGGCTGCCGACCAGCGGCGCAGCATCTCATCCCTCATTGACCAGTGCGTGCGCGACCAACTGCAGCCCCGCTACGGCGAGCTCCAGCCCCGGCTGCAGCGCTTTCTGTCGGGGGTGCGCCAGCCATGACACACCAGGAAGCCACCCAGATCTTGGACAAGGCCAAGGAAGGCCATCGCCTGCCCGATGACGTGATCACCGAGGCGCTCTTTATGACCGGGGACGCTGCCTGCTGGCGCGACCTGCCCTGCCCTGATGTCGAGGCATTTGTGCAGGCGCTGCGCGAGGCTGGCCAGCTATGACGGCGGTTGTCCTGGCCCTGGACTTGGGCACCACCACAGGCTGGGCCTGCCAGGCTGCTGACGGCACCATCGTGCATGGCTGGTCGAGCTTCAAGCCTGGCCGGTATGAGGGTGGCGGCATGCGCTACCTGCGCTTCAAGAAGTGGCTGGCCGAGATCTACGGCAGCGTTGGCCCAGAGATCAGCGCCATCTACTTTGAAGAGGTGCGCCGCCACGCCAGCACCGACAGCGCTCACGTCTACGGTGGCCTGCTGGCCACGCTGACTGCCTGGTGCGAGCAAAACAACATTCCCTACCAAGGCGTGCCGGTGGGCACGATCAAGAAGCACGCGACTGGCCGGGGAAACGCCGACAAGCAGGCCATGGTTGCATCCATGCAACTACTTGGCCACCCGGTAACTGACGACAACGAAGCAGACGCGCTGGCGCTGCTGCACTGGGCACTGGAGGCCGACAAATGAAAGCACCACCACCAAGTAAAGAGTTGTGCCTGCTGATGGCAAAAGTAACGTACCCACGCGATGAAAAGCTCAGTTGGACTTGGCTTTTCGCTTGGGGATTCCATGAGGCCTATGTTGATGGGTGGTACGAAGGGGTGAAGCTGTGACACAAGAAATCATTGAGATGGCCCGTGACTCTGGCATGGAGTTATATGGTCTTGGCAAAGACAGAGCAAGGTTTGTGCATCACTTGGAAGCCTTTGCCAAGCTGGTGGCCGCCGCAGAGCGTGAGGAGTTCAAACAAATCATCAGAGAAACACCATTCAGCAATTGGTTTCAAGGGGATTTGATTGAGGCCATAGATAAAAGGGGACAAGCATGACACCACAACATAAGGAGAACACATGAAACTCAAATGGCAACAAGCCCCTGTCAAAACACAATGGGGTGATGACATGGTGGTGGCGAGTGTCGCCATCGACAAAGACCACACGATTGATCTGTACTGCGAGCGCGACCAAACACCAAAGGTTGATGTTATGTTTGCACAGCGCACATGGGTTGGGCTGACTGAGCAAGAACATACCGACATTGCTGTTGAGTGCGGTTGCATGAGTGCTGATTGGGTGTTTTACGGTGCGGCAGTTGAGCGCAAGGTCAAGGAGCGCAACACATGACACCAAAACAAGAAGATGCGTTGCGTGAATATCTGCAAGAGATCATAGTGCCATTGATCGAAGATGTACTTGTCAAGAAGCTGGGGCAAGCCATGACTTTTGCAAAGGAAGAACTTATTAAACCAAAACGTGAGTGGGTAGGGCTAACGGAAGATGAGCGAGATACGATTTTGAGATCAGAGGGCAGTATTTTTGATTTAACCGAAGCCAAGTTAAAGGAGCGCAACACATGAATGCAATTGCAGGTTGGTTTGTAATGTGCGGACTAATATTACTTGGTTCAAGTATCGAAAAATCCGCTGAAAAAATTGTCACACATAAATGTGAAGCCGCACACGGCATAAAGGGGGACACATGAAAGCACGCAAAGTGTTTCACGCCTTAATGGCGAGCAAAGGCTACACCGATGCAGACCTGGCCATGACAGGCGACAAGTACGCCAACCCGGCCATGCAGCAGCGCTGGAATTACTTTTTGGCAGGCTGGGAAATGCGGGGTGTCATGCCACAAGAAATGCGAGGGGTGATGTGATTGACCTGCTTGTGATCTTTGGCGTGCTGGTGCTGGGTGCCGTGATCTGCCTGGCCGTGCTCTACGCCTTTGTAAAGGCCTGGGAGCACAAACGATGACTGGCAAAAACACAGTAAACCGCAACGGTCGTGGCTCGCCCTACTACGGCCAGCTCATGACCGAGACCCTGCCCAGCGAGGTCAAAAAGATTTGGTACAGCCGGGATGAAGAGCTGCCCGAGCTGCCCCGGCACAAGTGGTCATGGCAGCTTCAGGACGACATGGATCTGGTTGAGGCCAAAGATCTGTTGTTCAAGATTCTGGCTGAAATACCGCTGACAGACCGCGAGATGCTGGCCATCAAGCTGATCGTGCATGACGAGCTGACGCTCAAAGAGGCTGGCCATGAGCTCGGCTGCACACAAGAGCGAGCCAGGCAGATCTACCTCAAGGGCATGCGCAAGCTGCGCCGTCACCAGCAGAAGATCACCGGGGTGCATCTGTGGGAGCTCGACTGCGACGTGACCACCTGGAACCACTGGAAATGGAGCAAGCGATGCATGTGAGCTACGTCAAGCTATTCCGGGATGACGACGGGATCATCCGCGACACCCAAGAGGCCAACGGTGAGCTGCGCAACCTGCACCACCAGATCGCACTACTCAAGGACGCGCTTGAGCGGGAGATGGAGACCGTTGACAACCTGCATGAGCTGCTCAAAGGGGTGCGCCGCATTGCCCTGGAGCTCAACAAAGAGATTTTGAAGGAAGACTATGCCAAGACCAAAGAGTGAAATGACAGGCGTGACCAGATCAGTTAGCGCCCGGCTGAGACCACATGAGCACAGAGAATGGACGCGCCTGGGTGGCGTTGTGTGGCTGCGCAAGCACCTGGCTGAGAGCATCAAGGCCGATCAGCACCCAACCATTGCCCAGCGCGTGATCAACGCCATCAAGCTCAAGTGAAGCGGCCATGGAAGCCGCACTACCCCAAGAACACAGGCCCACTGCCCGAGCGCTGGATCACCGAGCGTGGCCAGGCCAGGGACATCCTGGCAGCCTGGGACTACAAGAAGGACAAGGCCATGGTCGAACGCATGCTGGTGGCCAGCGAGAAGATCTACGGCCAGGGCAGTGCCGAGCGCATCAGGCAGCACATGAAGGACATCTACCGTGAGCGCTCTGCCCATGATTGACAACATCGTGCCCTTCAGCATCCCCAAGAAGCCGCGCATCAAAGAGCGTGATCCGATCCCAGATCAGCGCAAGCTGGCCGTCATCCCGATCCGCGCATGCACCGACAGGCGGCTTTCTGAGGGGATGATGCGTGCCCTGATCCTGATCTGCAGCTACTGCAACCGTGCCGGCATCACCTGGGTTGGCCAGGCAAAGCTGGCCGAACAGCTCAAGGTCAGCCAGCAAGCCATCAGCAAACAAGTGGTCAAGTTGACCAAGCTGGGCTACCTGGAGGTCATCTGGAAGGCCAAGCCAGGCGAGCGGATGAACACCTGGCGGGTCATCTACGACCCATCAATCAGTGCTCAAGATGCCATCACCATCACGTCAACCATTGAAGACACAAGGCCACCAGTCATGCAAAAGATCGACCAAAAGGCCATGGAAGAACCAGTCAGCAGGGCCGGTCAACAGCGAATCGCCAAGCTCATGCAAGGCGCACTCAAGTCAGTCAAACCACAACCAAAGGAGTACACCATGCCAACAGGCAACGACACATTGACGGTCAAGAAGATGAAGGCAGAGATCGCCAAAAAGAGGCAGTCCAAGGGGACTGTCTTACAACCTCCAGAGGTTGTTGCACAAGCAGTCCAACAGCCTGTGGATAACTCATCTTCTCAAACTGATGAGATACAACCTGGAGAGCAAAAATCAACAACCTCTGAGGGTTGTACAAAACACCGAACAGCCTCTAGTCAGAAGGTTATTAG